ATTTCAACGAAAATACCGGGAGGGAGTGGGTGGCTTCGGGAACATCCCATGTTTTTTCTTGAAAATTACATATATTGTTACAAACTTAGGTGCTATTTTTCTAAAGAACTGTCCGACCGGTCGTGAAGACATATGTATCAAGGTCCCAGTAATCACGCCATTCACGGTCGCATAAGAAACCACCTATTTGATATTCTCTCTCTCTACACGCCTTCTCTAACGTATTCATCTTTTCCTCAGACTCCTTGACCTTCTTCTTGGCATCTTCAACACACGAGTTCCATTTCCCGTGACACTCTTCTTTGTACTCCTCGTAAATTTGTTTTTCAAACGCGGGAAGTTTTTGGAGTGTTTTGAGGGAGAGATCGTCCTGGCAGATGAACCCACGTGACGCGGAGGCCTTCTCAGCCTCGGTTCCAATTTCAAACACGATCATCTTCATACCGTATTCCACCAGATTCTTCCAGGTCCAGAAGGCAAATTGATCGGTGCAACCACAAACAAGTTCCCTACTATCACGGGTGGGAGTCCAGAACTTATTGGTCTTATCACACCAGGTCATGATAGCCTGACCCTTTCGCCACGTAGTCATACGCTTGATGGGGGTACAATCGCGTATCGTCTCCTTGTCCCACTTCTCGAGAACCTTGTACTCCGCGTGCATCTGCTTCACTAATCCAAAAATCTCATCTCTGAGCTTCTGGTATTCTCGCTCTCGAAGCCGTCGATTTTCAACGGTGGGAACCTCGAAGTCACTGTCACTGTCATCATCACTTTCAAATTCCGAATCATCGTCACTGTAATAGAAAGTGTCTTCGTGGATCGGTTTGTTGCCGTTCATGTGGTCATGAACGCGTTTCATTTGATCTGCCATCTTCAGATAGATACCATCAGGGATCTGACTGGCGATTTCGTCGATGCATGCCATGAGGTTTTGGAGGTCTTCCATGTTGTCAGATTTTTAGATGATAATTACAATTTTCTACCTCTACTTAGGTACAATCCATTTACGAACACCCCTGGACCAGTCGACAATTTTCTTAAGGCTCCATGATTGGTCAATATCAGTGCGTGTACGCATCTTCTTCAATTTATACTGGACCGTTCCCTTCAAAGGAGGAACTTGGATATAACCACGTCTCATTGGTAGACGTTTACCATCTGAATCCATAGTCTCAAGGATATATGGGAAGTGTTTCTCAAAATACGTCCAATGAACTGTATCACGACTCGATTTAGGAACGTATTTATAAATCACACCCCAAATGAACTTCTTCACGTACTCAAGTCGTTCACGAGGGTCTTGTGGGCCAGGTTTCACCATTTCAAGATTCACCATTAGAGCGAGGAATGACTCCATATAACAGAAATGATGTTGAGAAAGTTCGTCGTATTGGGAAACAATAAAAGCTTCTTCCATACTTTTCTTAGGAACACCTCCACGACCACCGGCATAGTTCTTATTCTTGAAATCGTTAAATGACTGTGATACAAATCCACCCGTGGGTTGAGGATTTAAGTCAGTGCTGGAAGCGTTCCTCAAACGGGGGTAACATCCATGAATTGTCCCACTTGATACCTTATACCCGTTACCCAATAAGGTCTTTAGTGGGCTTTCAAAGTCGGAATCTACATTTTTCATCGAGTCGTAAATTAACGCAGTCTTATTATCATGATTGACTCGGGACATGCCATAATGACCCGATCCATCTGCGAACGAATGTTCCATGAGAATGTAGTCCGTACCATTACGACCCTTAGCAGTCATGGGTCTTTTTTCCATCGAACTAGTTTTACGGAACAGAAAGTGGAAGTCTTTACCCGATTCTTTCTTGATATCCTTAGCAATTCTCTCAAAAACACCATTCTTACCCTTCTTATGGAGGTAATATTTGGCAATTTCAGAAGCATCCTCTATAGCCAGGAGATTACTGGCTTTCTTATTTGTAAGAATCTGAGATTCGATGTAATCATTCTTGTCAATCTCAGGGGTTTCATCTTTGATTTTGAGAAGTTTATTTCTCACTGAAATATTTGTTATCAACTTGATGGGAACAAGTGACATTTTATATAATATAGTATTATAAGTTCTAACCTCCACTTAGGAATGGAAATGACGCATGCTTAAAAGTGCTACACCCGAGTGTAATATCTAAAGTCTCTCTGGGCATTCGTACCATGGTGTACAAACCACATGAGCTCCTCATACCCATAGGTTTGACAAAGTTCACGCCAGTAAAGTTTAGAGGCTTCTCGAATTTGTTTATAAATCCCCAATTTCACCCTGTCTTCTGGATCCTTCTTATGTTCTTCGGAGGCATCTCGGAGGGCTTCTGTACTTCTGATCCATGTGTGGCATTTATTGAGGGCATCCGATGTCATGATGAAATCTTCGCCAACTACATCGGGTTTGACAAGTAACTGATTCCTGGTTTTATACATTTCTTTCATTATTCGACACATATGAATGTAATCACCCTCGGGTATTCGATGAGAGTGTTTATCGATGAGACTCATGAGTTCTTCCATTCTTTCTTAACATTACAAGTATTTCTATTCACTTAGGCTTACTTCAACATCTTGATGCATTCCCTGTCTTGGTGGGGGGTAGTATGCACCTGGTTCAACTGGGTCAGACCACTCTTCATGTAACTCACGTAAAAATTGATTCAACCCCGGGTTCTCACGCTCTTCGTCATCATGACATTCTCTCCATCGTTGATGAAATTGTTCTCGATCTCGTTGGGCAGCTGTATCAGGGTCAGATGGTAGTTCATCATCCAACCAGTCACGTGGTTGCCCATCTGGAATGGGTCCATTTTGAATGTCGTGTGTTGGGTGAAACACCAGAGGTCCTTGTGATGTTTCGTCACTCACCCACATAGGGATGGTTTGGTCTAGAAAGGATGGTGGTTTAACCTGTTCCCGTAATGCTTTTATAGTGTCACACATTTTCAGATAGTCACCCTCAGGGATCTTATCAGAGTTCATATCTATAAGGTCAATTAGTTTATGGAAGAGATCCATTTCGATATAACATTTCGTATATCGTATACTACTTAGGTTTCCATGTTCAGTTCTATTCACAAATAGAGAATGTATATAGGTTGGAATATCATGATAGTATATCTGTTCAGTCTCTAGAGGGATCCATACATTTCTCAAAATAATATCCATTCCATCGGTACTCACCTCTGGATAATTATCCATTACAAATGTATATCTTTCTTGAACGATAGATAAGCAATGAGGTAGGTACGGAATACACTCCTCGGGACAATCAGTCATTAATTCATTCATTATATCTACATATACTTGGTGACATCTTTCACGATTCCATTGTTTCTTTTGATCTATGATACCATGGAAACAGAGTGATTCGCGACACATAGGACAAGTGGTATGCCACTTCTTTGTACACGATCTACATAATTGATGCCCACATACTAAATGATTAAGATTTGTATCACAGTAACATACTGGGCATTCCATTACTCATTTATGTATTAAATCTCTAAGTTGCTAAGGTTCATTGATGACTGTGATTTATTTTTATATTTAATCTCATACAAACAAAATTCTTCATAGAGATGAGTGATATCATCATTTTTATATTTTGCGAGTCTCACTTTATTATATAGATCCATTATATCATCGAATATTTCATTATTATGTTCTCTCTTCAACACGAAGGACAATAATTTCTTACACTTCATAAGAAGAATGTCCAAGAGTTCGCGACGTTCAGAATATGCATTTCCAGACAACTGGATATACCGAATCTCATTACATTGATTGACAGCCTTGATGATATTAGTTGTGATCATACTATCGGTAAAACTTTCTGGTTTGAAAAGTTTGAGGATACCTTGGAACATTTCGTCGGTGCCGGGGGGCATACAGGTGTTTCGATACAGTATTTCCAGATCTCTCGTTGAACGTCGGGACAGAGTGGGGAAGTTGCCTGACAAAAGGCGAGTGCAAAGTCTTGTGTAAACATTGTTACATATAGATTCTCCAATACCGACTTAGGAGAGTATTTATCATTTTCTTTCGTTCCGGTTCCGGTTCCGGTTCCGGATCTGGTTCAGCAATACGTTTCAATCGTAGATATTCTAATTCGATATCGAGATAGAAACGTTGTGGTGCATCCCATAAAATTCTCTTTCCCAATCCGTATACATTCTCGATGTAAAATGGTCCCATATCTTGTAAAGTACCCCATACAGCTTTCAGAAACATCATTCTTCTTTTTTAATGTTACAGTCTTTCTTTTAATTAGTTAAAAAATATACATCTATAATAGATATGCCTTGTGATCTCTGTAGGAAAAAGTGTGGTGTACCTATAGAGTGCTTGTATTGTCGAGGGAACTTCTGTCCCAGATGTACACATCTTGAACGACACGATTGTCAAGGTATCAACATTAAGAAAAATAAGGAATTACAGAACCTTAAGGAGAAGACGGTATTTGAGAAGAAACCAAAGTGCTTAAAGATTTAGCCAGAGTACTATACAAGGGGTCAAGGATCCCATATTCCTCTATAGCTCAGCTGGTTAGAGCGTGCGACTGTTAATCGCGAGGTCATCGGTTCAATCCCGGTTAGAGGAGTGTATGCTCCTATAGTGTAGTTGGTAAACACTGTGGACTTTGAATCCACCACCCCAAGTTCAAGTCTTGGTGGGAGCTTCCCTCTCTTAGCTCAGTTGGTAGAGCAATGGACTGTAGTTCCATTTGTCACCTGTTCGATTCAGGTAGAGAGGACCCTTTTTCTCCCATAGCTCAGTTGGTTAGAGCGTGCGACTGTTAATCGCGAGGTCATCGGTTCGATCCCGATTGGGAGAGTTAGTTACTTTTACAAAGTGTTTTCCATTTTGTAAAAATAACTTGTAGTACTATACGACTTATACTCCTCAACAGATGAATCCACTTTGGAAATGGATGCGAAGTATATTGAAAAGAATCAAGAGTAAAGGATGAATGGATATAAGGATAAATATCGTTTGTAGAATATAATGTCTCTTGGTGTTAAGAAGCTATCCTATGATTCTATTATTCCTACTCGCGGCTCCGATGGTTCTGTTGGTTATGATCTCTATAGCAATATGGATTGTGTTATTCGCTCGACAGAACGCGGGCTTGTCTCCACGGGGATCACAATTGTTCTACCATCTGGGGTATATGGACGAGTTGCACCGCGATCAGGTCTCGCGGCCAAACACGGGATCCAGGTGGGGGCTGGTGTCATTGATCCGGACTATACAGGTGAAGTCAAAGTCATTCTATTCAATCATGGAGAAAAAGATTTTGAGGTTAAAAAGGGTGATCGCGTCGCTCAACTCGTATTAGAAAGATGTGAGACACCACCGATTGAAGAGATTAGTATCGTTGAGGACACGGATAGAGGTTCGGGTGGATTTGGATCAACGGGTCAATGAAAGGATTATCATGAAAAGTAAACATATACCTATCCCAGCAAAGTAAAATACTACAGGAGTACTTTCCACTTCTTGTTCATCATCTTCGGGAACAAATTCTTCCATGGGTTCTTCTGGTGGCACCGATTCGTATAACGATGTGTCTTCAGAAAAACATTCATCATCCTCATCTGCCATATATCTCTCCGTTTCTTCCTCTGTACAATTCGATGGATCTACACAATATGCACATGATTGATCGGGTTGACATTTACAACACTGATCTAACGATTTGACAGGTTTTGTTATACTTTCACTTGGTGCCATAAATCCAGATTTACACACATCCGGGCTAACTGGTCTACACCCCATGGGTTCGATTGTTACATTATTTTCGAGCTTCGTATGACCGATAATACAACTCATTACATTATATCTATATTTTTATCATTACAGTACCAAAAATCTTCAAGTTGTGGCATGAAAAGAATTCCTTTATTCATTGTCATAAATAATTTAGCCTTGTTTACATCTGGATAAGTACATAGTAACCATCTTTCCCAATAATCGGGTCTAAAGAAATCTTCCCAGTCTTCTTCATCACTCTCGTTAATCGAGAGCATACCACGATGAATACCAATGGGATTTGTTTCGATCCGTAACTTCTTCGGAATGATAGCACCCTTCCTAAGAAGATGTGCACGCATGAGACGTGGATTACCATGATCAGTATAATGCTGTATATTTTTACCACCAAAGTCAATAACCCTTTTATTCGGAAGAATTACGCGATATTTATGGGCCACTGATGGACTGGGTGTGAAGACAACATGCATTTATAGATATAAGGATTATATTTTTAAATAGTATATGTTAGAATATATAGCATCGGGCAATGTGCTTATACGGGTAGGTCAGAATGCAAAGGAGAATGACATGCTCACAGAAACGAGTGACCCCAATCATTGGTGGATGCACGCGAGTGGGTACCCGGGTGCACACATTGTTATATGTTACGAAGGTGAAGAACTCCCGAGGGATATCAAGCGAGATGCGACTGTGCTAACTATACATCATAGTAAGACACCAGATACGAAGATGTCCATCGTAGATCTGACACGAGTAAATAACGTAACACTCATGAAGCAACGTGGTCTTGTGATGCTAAATGGTAAAGTTGATCAAGTCACAATATTTATGCGGAGGGAAGCTGAACGTTTGGGAAGTCTTCTAAAAACGAAACGGGTATTAAAGTAAATTGGTGTAAAGCCCGGCGATGTAATAAACATCTTCGAATCCGAGATTCTGTAATTTCTCTGCTGCATATCTGGCCCGTTGCCCAGTGTTGCAGTAGACGAGTAGACCCTGTCTAGGGAGTTCCGTCGTAGTCTTTTCATTGATCTTATCAACTGGAATATGGAGTGCCCTTGGATAATGTCCTGCACGATACTCTGTAGCAGTTCGAACATCTATCACCTTTTTAATTTTACCCTCTTTGATGAGACGTTTCGCCTCATGTGAAGATATAAGGTTTTCTCCAAAATATGCGTATAGACCCGCAACAGCGAGGACGCCGCCTATAATGAAAGGTACCATTTGTTATTTACATAGATAATATTTTTCGGGGTCGTGAGGAAGATATTACTTTTTTGTTTTGGACTTGGGGACTCTCACGCGTTCGTGATTCAGATCGGGGCAACACTGAGCATTTCCATCATACGTCTTGTTACACGCTCGACAATGGACCATTATCCTGTTACTGTTGTTGTTGTTGTTGCTATTACTGTTGTTAAGATCGATGAACTTGCTCTTGGGACGGATATATTTGGGAACAGTTTTGACATTTTTATTGTTGATGTTCATTCTGGTACCAGTAACCGAAACTGGCTTTACAAAAGCCGCAACTGGATGATAATTTCTGAGACCGTTAGAATTCTCTGTGAAAAGAGCACCTCTACCCGTCATTTTGATACGACGACCCTTGGTATCGAGGTATAATGTAGGTCCTGCGGACATTTTATTGAATGCATTTCTAGCCGATTTAGCCGACATAGGTGTTTATATAGAGTAACATTTAATTACCGAAAGCCACACCAGCCATACCATTCTTGATACGAAGAATGTTATAGTTGACGGCGTACATACGTTGATACATGTTACCACCTCTAACACCACGGAGACTTACCTTGGCGGTATCGATACGAGAAAAGTTCAAGGAGCCAGAGGGCTGCGACTTACCAAGGTTGAGACAGAAAGGCCATGTGTACACTGGGGCAGTTTGTAAAAGACCATCAGGGAGGTGTTGGCAGTGCATCTTGGGGACCACATTGTGGTGATAGTCACTCGACATATCTTCAGACAAAGGTGTACCGTTGATGTAAAGAGTCGCATCGTCAAATCCATATGCAGTATCCCATGTGGCACCAACATTGGAAGAGACAAGATGGAGTGCACTCGTGGGGTGGTTGAAATACGTGAGATCAATGTCAGTATCCGTGGATCCAACCATCTGATGTTGTGTTTGTGTTATGAGGATTTCGTGATCATTTTCTGTGAAGAACTTACGCTCTTCCGTGTCAAGGTACACATACGTCGCATAAACCTTGGGGGTTGAGTCAAACGTTCCACCACGGCACTTGATGCGAATCTCAACATCGTGGTACTGCATTCCCACAAGGGGTAGAGATTTGGTCCAGTCCTGACTGAAGAAGAACGGGATCACAAAGTGATCGGCGGTACCCGCGGCGTTCATCGCGTTTTCTTTAATTTCCGCAGTGGAGACAGCGGTCGAAGCACGAGCCTGTGTTTCGTTGTAAAGTACATTGTGTACACCCTGGACGTACAGAGAATCCATGCTACAGACCTGTTGTCCACCGATATACAGGAGAAATTCGGTAGGACTAGAGTCCTTGTTGAAGAGACCAGTAGTAGCCGCACCCGTGGCGGCGATACCAGGGGCTTCGATCCACACATAACTCAGGAGATCACCTTTAGACTTGATGGGAATGGTAACCTCCGCACCAGAAGTGAATGAACCGATGTAATCAATACGTTCGGGTTTGATGGAAAAGTTTGTGTGACGCTTGTAATTCTGACGAAAAAAACTGACTTCGGGTTGACCAGTAATGTAGACATCCTGGGCACCCTTGGACACGAGGTCAATCAAGGCAGCTGACATTTACTAGTAAACGATATTAAAATTTTGGCTCAAAGTATACATAAGGAGGATGGTTATTTTTCAGGCACTCACATGGGAAGCACGAGATGAAGGTGATGATCACTTAATTAGTATATTCGGTAAGATGGAGGATGGTAAATCTGTATGCCTAACGACTTCATTCGAGCCATACTTTTACATTAAGCTCCCTGACATCAAATACGCCAAGGAGATTTATGCTCACATCAAGGGGAGTTGTATAGGGTACACAGTTGTTGAATCCAAGGATATCTGGGGTTTTCAAAATAATCAAAAATTTCTATTCATGCGGGTCACTTTCTCTAACCTAAAAAAGAGACGATCTACTGACTACTTTTTACAAAAACCACTTAACCTTTCGGGTGGGCGATTTCCTCTGAAGGTTTATGAATCTAATCTTGATCCTATCCTTCGTATGATGCATCGAACAGGTATTCAATCTACTGGATGGTTAGATACTGGAAATGAATGTGTCCGTTCCAATCTTGCACATGTAAATATTGATTTGTTCTGTAATAATTGGGAAACCTTAACTCCTGTAAATCGAGATGACGTGGCACCATTTGTTGTGGCATCATTTGATATTGAGTCGAATAGTTCTACGGGTAAGTTCCCTAATGCAGATATAGACGGTGATGCATGTTTCCAGATAGCAATCTCCCTATGTAGACCCGGATCTGATGAACCCTACGACAAGACCTGTTTATGTTACAAAAAGACCGACTCAAACCTCGAAGGGTCATCAATCATCAGTTTCGATACGGAAAGAGAAATGCTTGAGGCGTTCAGGACCTACATCATCAAGCAAGATATCGATATCATGACAGGTTGGAATATATTTGGTTTCGATCTTGAGTATATTTATAAGCGAGCTGTGAAGAATAAGTGTAGTCGATCATTCTACAATCTTGGGAAGTTGAAGAATATTGAATCCGAAATGGTGTATAAGCGTCTATCGTCAAGTGCCCTGGGTGACAATATGTTGAAATTATTACCGATGACTGGGCGTTTCATCTTCGATCTTTTCCATGAAGTGAAGAAGGGCTACAAACTCGACAGTTATAAGTTGGATAATGTATCCAAACTCTATCTTGGTGACCAAAAGATTGATATGACACCAAAAGAGATGTTTGCTCGTTTCGCTGAAGGTGATCCAGTCAAACTTAGAGATGTTGCCGAGTACTGTATCAAGGATACCTTACTTCCACATAGACTTATTAAACGTCTCTGTACACTTCTAAACCTATTGGAGATGGCGAAAGCGACATGGGTCCCAATTTCATTCCTCGTGGAACGTGGTCAGCAGATTAAGGTCTTTAGTCAATTGACAAAGAAAGCCCGAGAACTTGGCTTCATGGTTCCAACGATCCGGTATGGTGCCATTCCAGCAGAACCCTACGAAGGTGCGACAGTGTTAGAAGCACAAGCTGGTGCCTATTATACACCAATCACAGCCCTCGATTTTGAAGGCCTGTATCCATCGATCATGATGGCACACAATCTTTGTTATTCAACCTTTGTCATGGATGATAGACGTTACGGGAACATCCCTGGTGTGAACTATGAGACATTCGAGTTGAATGGTGGTACCTATAAGTTTGCACAAGATGTACCGAGTCTTCTTCCGAGTATTCTTCAGGAACTAAAACAATTTAGGAAACAAGCAAAGAAGGATATGGCCGCAGCTACTGGTTTCATGAAGGAGGTTTATAACGGTAAGCAACTTGCCTACAAGATTAGTATGAACTCGATTTATGGTTTCACTGGAGCTGGCAAGGGTATTCTTCCCTGTGTACCCATCGCCTCGACGACAACATTTAAGGGGAGAAGTATGATTGAAGAGACGAAGGAATATGTGGAGCGGAACTTTCCTGGTGCGAAGGTAAGGTACGGGGACACTGATTCAGTCATGGTGGAGTTTGATGTGGGAGGGAGAACGGGTATGGAAGCGATCGAATATAGCTGGGAACTTGGTGAGAAGGCAGCGGATGAATGTACCGCCCTATTCAAAAAACCAAACAATCTCGAACTCGAGAAAGTGTACTGTCCCTATTTCCTCTATAGTAAGAAGCGATACGCCGCTAAATTATGGACCAAGGATAAACAGGGTGATATGAATATGGACTACATAGACATCAAGGGACTTCAGGTTGTTCGACGTGACAATACCATGTTCGTTCGTGAAGTATGTAAGGAACTCCTCGATGTTGTCCTTGGTAGTAGTGACCCCGAACCACCGAAACAATTGGCTCTTGAGCGAGCTATTAATCTTTTAGAGGGGAATGTTCCGATAGACAAACTCATACTCTCGCAGCAACTTGGTGATTCCTACAAAAACCCAAACCTACCACATGTTCGTGTCAGGGATAAGATGCGTGAAAGAAAGCCTGGATCCGAACCACAATCTGGTGATCGTGTGCCTTACATTCTCGTCAAAACGGATAACCCAAAGGCGAAAGCTTATGAAAAAGCTGAAGACCCAGTATTCATGAAAGAGCATGACATTCCTATAGACTATCACCACTACTTCACTAATAAATTCTTGAATCCAATTTGTGATCTACTCGAACCATTAGTTAAGAACCCAAAGACTGAGATATTTGGTGATTTAATTGCTCAACATAAACCACCACCAAAAATAAGAGAACCAGCTTTGAGTGGTATGAAAAAAGAACAACTCATTGAAGAGTGTGAAAAATATAATCTCGATACACTTGGAAAAGTTGCGGAACTTCGCGATCGTATCAAAACTGCACGTTCCACGAATTTGACATATGATAATGTATTTAAGAATTTCGAGTGTTGATGTATTAAGATGGATAAGCTCATTGCATTATTTGAAGTTGAAATAACTAAACGAGTAGCTATTGAATCCAAAATCATTAAAGATGAATATATATCTCTATTGAAAAAAGCAAAAGAAGAATTTAGGGAAGAAGTTATAAATCATAAAAGTGACAATAAAGATGCGACAAAAAAGATTATTGATGAACTGAAAGAAGAACATCAGAAACAAAAATCGATACATCAGAATGAACTTCGAATAATAAAAGAGGAACAGAAACAGTCAATGAAAAATAAGAAGGATGAAATAGTAGAAGAACGCAAACAATACATCGACAAGGCTCGATCGATACATAGTTCATACAGTGATTACTTGCAAGTCATAGCAAGTAATTACGCCATTCCCTATAAATTTCTATTACGTGACGCTCCATTGGAAAATGATAACGTTTGTAGGGGTCTTAAAAAGAATATGTCTCGCTGTAACCTCGGAGCAAAGTATGATGGATATTGTAAGCATCACCACTCACAACTGGTGCGTAGACACACCATTGAATTGATTGATGACACGTCAACAATTCCAACAGTTGAATTAGAAAGTAAAGGGCTTATAGATTTCAATTCTGTATTATAGAAGACATGAGTAAAACAGACATTCTACTAACTTCCGTAAACGACTTCTATTCCGACGACAAGAATAAATCCACATTGCTAAGCATCCTAGATAAATCTGGGGGCATCTCTCTCAGAAATATCGAATGGTTCATCACCAATTATGCTAAGAAGCATCATACTTCCTACACGACCAATAACGGTCGTCTCTTCACTGTACACTGTGCTTATAAATCGAGTCTCGATGGGTACAGTAAAAAATTATTCGATCCATTTGCTCGTTCTTCAAAGTTTACCTACATAATCCCGGGAACATCTCATGAAATTCAAACGACTATTGCTCAGTTAAATTTCATCAAATGGTGTATTAAGAATCGGATCATCGAGTACATCTCTGAAAATAAACATACACTGTTTAGTAAACGAGTGACATGAAACCATTTTCGAATGTAAATGTTTGATATCCGGTATAATAAATATATAAAGTGTATACATCCTCAAGACCTGGTTGTAATTGTATTTCTAAACTTGTTTTATCTGATTTGATTTCACTAAAGTCTAAACTACCCGATGGATTGACATTAATTGGATGAATAGCGAATGAATATGTATAAATATTTCTCACTGGTTTAGATAAACGTTTTTGATATGGTATCATGTATTTGTAGTACGAATCTGTAGTACTTGAAATATTTGGTAAATCAACACCCTGAATAAAGAATTTCGCACTCTTCATCACTGGATTAAAAAAGGTGAATGTCTCATCGAAATCGGGTGTCGTTGAAAAGTTGAATCTATTCTGAATATAGTAATAGTCTGTAAAGTTTGCATCAGGTACCCTAAATTCCGTTGTATCAAGTTCGATACTATAAGACTGTGTGAACGTTTCTTGTCTGAGACTTACAAAATTTGATATTTTTTGGGAATTTAGGAGGACAGGTGATCTGTTATCATTTTTTACAATGACAAAACCTGGTATATTTGTGTATCGTTTTCCAGTAACAGTCCTTGAAGATGGCTCTGTGTAAAATTCAAAAGTGAATTTCTCAATGAATGAATTTGCGGGTACGGTAACGGTTATGATTGGATTATCTGACCCAGGGTCACCTGTCCATGGCACGATATTGTACTCGGTCGAAAATAATACACCAACCTTTTCAGTATTACTCACATCGTTACCAAATGGGGTGGGTGTTCCAACAAAGCCAACACGAGAGAATGTTGTCACACCACCCTGTGTAAGTGTGGTAAAAAATGAAATATTCTTTAAGGTGAACGCCCCATTCCAATCTTGTACATGAATCTTATATATATCTAATAGTGGAGAGAATGTAGCTATATTCGTATCTTCGAAATCAGTATTACGTAAAAACCAATGAATAGATTTAACTCGGTTATTTGGTACGAGATCTGTGCGTATAGTATCTACACCAACGACTGTCTGTGACGTTGGGTGTTTACTTATCACATCTGTAATCATTGTGTATGGGCGATTCTTTAAATAAATGCGTTCGTTTGGGTCTATAGTAAATTCTTCTGTTACAATCTTAAAATTAGCCAATGTGATAGGTGTTGGTTCTGGTGGCTCTGTTGTGAAAAATTTTTGTGTATGAAATTCAAATTCAAATTCAATCTTTTGTTTGTGGATCGCACATAGTGGAAAGAATGGTCTATTGGGTTCATTTGTTTTGTATTCATCACTCGAATATTTTCGTGAAAAGAAGAACGGTAAAGGTATAATCACTTCCGAATCAAGAGATGCATAGACGCCATTCTTAGTTGTTGCGTCAAACCCCAACATTCTATTTAAACTAGCACGGTTTGCAACCTTTTCTGAAACCTCAATATACAACTCATCGTTAATGACCATCCAATCGTCGTAAATCTTTTCAACTTCAATCCCATCAACACGCATCGTGACGGATTTAATAAGATGACGACCGATCTGATCAGCGTAGTTTTGACCAGTTGATAGTCCGGGTAAGTTGATGAGTAGGTACATATTACTCAGAAGATCACCCATATTACGAGGATTGAATGTTACCTTGATACGTTCGTTGAAGGGCCACGAGGGAGATGTAGGGCTTCTATTAACTATAGTGGTTCTGTGAAACTTTGTAAAATTAGAATGTTTCTTCAAATCATAATTAAAAATGGATTCGTCTATATTGTCGCTATGAATGTATGACTCTTGTTTGCCTATGGCACTGAGTGACACTCCGGCACCACTTGAGGTGGGCATCTTAATAGTTGTCTACATATTTTTAATGTCCATCCTCCACATATCGATATGATCGGTCTTCATCATACTCCCCAAATCCTTCTTCGCCTGTGTAGCTTCTTTCATGAGAGCTTCAACACGTTCCTCTGTATACTCGACCGTCTTGATGTTCAGAAGATAGTCCCACGAACCATCCACCTTGGGGAATGTAATCGATATTTCCTGTTCGAGTTCCTGCTTCTTTCTTCTGAAAACCACCAACTTCCCTTCAATGACCATCGACACAAATTTCGCACGGTACCCAGAAATATCTGTCTTCTTCTGGAGTACGTCAATGAGATGAGTCTTCCTCTTCTTATAATGTTCTATACGGAGTTCCACAAAGTCTTTGAGAATTTCTTCAGGACTGGTGTACTTATGAATACCCTTCGTGGGATGGAAGAGGTGCATATTTGACACGCGGAAGGTCTTTCTCAGTTTGAGATCTTTGAGTAAATCCCTCCCTGTATACTCCATGATTTCAAAGTGAACATCGTCGGTTGTGGAGTTATTAACGAATCCTCCAATCAATTTCTTTTCAACTAGACCATCGAGATATTCCTTATAGTCTTGGGTCCATCGACCTGGGGGTAATTCAGTTACCACGATATTAGTTCCTGACCATTTCCATACACCCTCCATCATCCATGTATCCTCCTCCTTGTGTACTACACCCTTGAACCCCCTGAACCAAGGTCGCATATCAACTATTTCTTCACCTTCCAAGATTCGAGTGATGTTTGCCTTAATATCATCGGGATTGAAAGGGGGGACATAGCAACTAAACCCTGTACCAATACCTTCGGTCCCATTCACAAGAACCATCGGTAATGTTGGCATGTAAAAGTCTGGTTCAATGGAGCGACCATCATCATCAAGATAATTCAGAATCGCATCATCTTTGGGATCGAAGATTTTCCGAGCCTCCTTGGTAAGCTTCGTGAAGATGTATCTCGTTTGTGACGCATCCTTCCCACCCATAAGCCTTGTACCGAACTGACCACATGGCTCCAAAAGATTGATATTGTTAGACCCAGTGTAATCATTCGCCAACTTCACAATTGTATCTGCGAGAGACACTTCACCATGATGGTAAGCACTCTTCTCAGCTACAAATGCAGCCAATTGGGCAACCTTCATTTCATCTTTGAGATTCTTCTTGAAGCATGCAAACATAACCTTACGTTGTGACGGTTTGAGACCATCCGCCATATGTGCGATGGAACGCTTTAGATCTGCAAGACTGAAATTGACCAAATCCTTATGTACAAAGTCGGTGATGTCCAATTGTTTCACACTCCCATAGGGTACTTCAAGTTGATTAGCATCCTTTGCTGTATTCTCGAGAAGCCATACTTTTCGATCATCTGCCTTTTTCTTGTCAAAAGCAAGAACGATTGAGGCATCTGTCATTTTATCCATCTCAAACCTGACAGTCAAATCTTGTATCTTCTTGAAGTATTCCCTCGCCTCTGCTGATGTAGAAGTACCCAAACCCTTATAGTACTTGACCCGCCACCCATCTTTCCCATTACCATACCATGTCCTAAACGCAGAGTCTGTATAGAAAGACTTACTCTGTGAACCCTTCGAAGCCTTAATGATTGGTGTCACCATACTCACCACAAAGTTCAATTTCAAAAGACTCGGCCAGAAATAATGAATCATGTTCAGGATCAGACCCTTGATATGACTTCCATCATTGTCTGCATCTGTCATGATCATTAAGCGTCCATATCGAAGATCGGAGACAGTCTTATATTCTTTACCTTGTTGAAGACCTAAAATCTTCTTGAGATCATTAAACTCTTGATTCGAAGTGAGTTGTGCCACAGATACATCTCTCACGTTCTTACATTTACCCCTGAGTGGGAAGACACCATAGTGATCGCGACCAACAACGGAGAGACCGGCGACGGCCAACGTCTTTGCTGAGTCACCCTCTGTGACAATTAGGGTACAATCTTTTGATTGTGCCGTACCAGCCTTGTTAGCATCATCCAATTTGGGAATACCGGTAATCTTGGATTTGCGGGCACCATCTGACTTCTGGAGTTCCTTCATCTCCTTAAATCTTGAGAGTGCCAAGAGTTCTTCAGCGATTCCAGTCTTGAGAACATTCTTGATAAAACTTTTCGGTGCTTCAAACTTACTCCCGAAACTTTGAGACTTTGATGTACACTCAGACTTCACCTGACTGGAGAAGGTTGGATTTTCGAGTGTCGCCTTGACAAAGATATTGAACGCATTCTTCACCTGTTGAGGTTTGAGTTTAATTTTCTTTGCCATTTCATCGATGATACCATTTGCGATAAAGTTTGCGACATGATCGACATGGGTTCCACCTTTATTGGTACAGAGGCCATTGACGAATGAAACTTGTTCCATCCCATTCTCTGCGGGTCCAATACATACCGACCATCTATCGGTATTCACTGAGCATACATCTTCAACACCTTCATGCATCTTGGCATAGGTTTCAAATGATTGTTTGGTGAGAACTTCATTATTGAAATTGACTTTACAGTTCTGCGTGGTACAGATGTTCGCATCCCAAACTCTCTTTTGGAAGATGCTATAGATGGCTTCATCCATCTTGGACATACCGAAACGCTTCCATTCAGGTGTGAAGGTGATGGCGACAGATGACGTAGAACCCGAGTATTTTTTCATTTTTGGTGAATTACATACAGTCATATTCTTTGACCACGACTGTGTATAATTTTGCTTCATCTCATGATCTTTGATGACCACTGAGAAATCACTGGAGTAAATATTTGCCAATTTGGCACCGTATCCGTTGCGACCACCTACGATACGCTTTTGGTTATCGTCATAATTGGTACTTGTGAGGAGGTGTCCAAATACAAGTTCAGGGTTCCATAGACCCTCGGTCTCATGCATGCGAACACTGATACCACCAAGAGGACCATTGTTCTCGATTGTAACAGATCCAGATTCCTTATTGATGGAAACGGAGATGGAACTGACATGTTTGGGATGGAGAGAGTTGCGATCGATGGCATTGACCAGGATCTCATCAAAGATTTTCAAGAGGGCTGGGGAGTACTTGATGTTCTTCTTGGAGAACTTATCACCGTCGAGGATCCAATAGGGTTCTGTACCCAACTCGACAGGACCTACATAAGAATCAGGTCTCTTGAGAACGTGTTCGATGTGGGTGAGCTTTTGCACACTTTCTTCCATTTTCTAATGATTATATTACAACTCAAATCTCTAACTTAGGTTTATTTCATCTAAAAGTGTCAACTTGTCATAGCATTTTTTCAATTTTTTCACGGTACCCTTAAATTCGTCCAACGAATTCATTTTTCTACCACTGTTCCACTGCCAAC